TTTGCTGACCTTAGCTGACCTGATAACCATTCAAACCTGGCGCCTAATCCAGCAAGTTCCTCATTTAGTCTAACTACATCGCCAGCGCCGCCAACAGCCGCAGCCGCAGACTCGCCCAACCAGGTTGCAAAGTCTGGAACTTTTGCCATAACTTCAATGAGTTTTGAAAATCCAACAATTAATGTGGATGTCAGTTTGTTTGCGGCCTCAATGGTTTTTGGATCGGATAATAAAGTGGTAAGTTCTTCAATGCTGCCTTTGGCTTCATTTAACCCTGATCCACCTTCAAGTAGATCGCCAAATGAATTTCCCAATGCCTGAAGTGCGCCCCCGAAAGTGTCACGGGCTGCTCTGGCTGAGCCGCCAAATTGAGTTTCTAATTCTTGCAGAATAATCTTTTGCGCTGAAACCTGATCGCCTGATTCGATCAGGCTTTTGATCATGTCTTTTTGATCTTTCGAGAATTGAATGCCCGCGCGGCTTAATGCTGAAAGGTTGGCAACTGGATCATTGAGGGCTTTACCTAACTGAAGCACTGATGATTTAACATCTGTTCCAAAACGCGCAGACATATCAAGAGCTAGTTCAGTTGTTTTCTGAAACTCATCACCAGTTATTTTTGTAAAAGTTATAAGCTGCGACTGTGCGGCAATTATATCCTCGTCACCAAATGTTGTGGCAGCTTGCAATTGTCCTGCATAATTTGCCAGTTCTTTTGCAGAATAACCTACTGCCTGATTCGTGGACTTAATGCCCTGTTCAAGTTGAGCAAATGCCTGTTCTTGCTTTGCAGTAGCATCAATAATTTTCTTGGTTAATGCGCCAATAGCCAACCCGGCAAAAAGTCCCTGAACACCCTTTAAACTCTTTTTTGTTCGTTTACCAAATCGATCAACCTTTTTATTAGCCCGGTCTAAATCTTTCTGGAATTTGCCGGTTTGCGCTTCAAGTTTTACGACAAGTTTTGCCAGGTCTGTCATTTTTTCACCTCAGTTGATAATGATCGCATTCGTGCAAGAAAGGCCCTGCTTTCCCTTTCCCGTTTAACTTCTGGATCTTCGTGCATAAAGTCGTTAACATTAAATGATTTACCTTTCGGCGCGTTTGTATTTGCAATTAGTGTTGCAATAATTGCTGAGTGGTAATTGTCACGCTCAACGCCTCGCGGCTGTTGTTGATGAAGTGCTGACCACAGGGAAAATTCTTTGCTCGTCATTCTCGCATTTAATTCCTGCAAAGTGGCCCCCATATCGAGAGCCAGCTGCATCATTATTACAAGATTTGGATCTCTTACTTTTTTTTTGCAGTCTCAGCGCTTTCAACATTTGCGCCTGACAGCGCCATTGCCTCATTAAAAATATTAAATAGTATCTCGCCATCGTTTACCCGTGATAATTTATTTAATTCACCCTTTTTTAAACAGGGTTCTAAATCATCGTCAACAACTGCAAGGCGCACAACTTCTTTGAATACTTTTGATTTTGCAATTTCATCTCCATCTTTGATTTCTTTAAGTGCGCGTTGAATTTCAACGCGCTGGAATATATCGAGTCCCACTATTCGCAGGACTTTTCCACTGGGTAATTGATACTCAGATTCATCAATATCAAGATCATCAACTAGGCCACTCATCAAGCTGTAGCCCTAGTAATTGCTCCAGATATTTTGCCGGTAATTGATAACGTGTGTTTGTCTTCGTTCGCCGGATTTATTACCCATGCTGACATTGACATTGCAAAACTGAATGTCTCAGTCGATGTACCGTCTGACATAGTTAATTCAAAATTTCTATTTAATTTGCTGGTAACATCAGAAATTAGACCTTCCTGCTGCGTATCTGATAAGACACGGTTCATTTCAATTGTCACCTCCTGACCATCGGCTAATCCTGCAATGTATTCCTTTGCAGAACTGTCCCAGTTTGTTACGTCAATTGTCGGGTTAGCTGCTCCAAGTCCCGACATTGAAAATACTTTTGTGACTGCTGTGAAAACCTCAGTACCAGCACCATCACCCCTTTTCAGAACCAATCCAGATGTAAAACTCATTTTTTTTTCCTCTTGAAATGCCTTTTTACAGGCGAAAAAAAACCGCAAAAAATGCGGCCTGTATTTAAAATTTTGTTGTGCTACTTGATTTTGTTAATACTCGCTATAGTTAACAATGAATTGTGTATTTATCCTGTATTCACGCTCCTCGCTTTCAAACAACTCAATCTCACGCACAATGTAAATATTAAAAATAGTTATCCCGGTATAAACACCGGCAACCGTTGCAACTGCCGTTTTTAAACTGCGATTGATGCCTGTTGCGTCAACCAGTGAATTTGTAAAAATATTTATTTCTAAAGTCGCTTTCTTAAAACTTGTGTTCCCCTCAAAAGTGACATCATGATCGATTTCTACATCATAAGTAATTGCCGGAAGTTCGTCCTTTTGCTTTAATACTAGCGGCCTTATTGCGTTTACAGTTGAACCTAGTGCGTCATTTAAAACTGTATAAATTTTTTCCCTTATCATTTTTTCCTCGCTTCGACATCTATTTTCTTTTTAAGCGCTTTGCCAAACCTTGAAACAACATTCTTTTGTTCCCGTTCCAGCGCCTTTGTTAACCAGGGCCGTTTTTGAATATACTTAGTACCAAGTTCTAAAAAACTTACCGCATAAAATGCCTCTCTTTTAACGCCTATAGAAACGTATGCAGTCCGTTTATCTCTGGAAAGAGATGATCTTCTTGCAACATTTCTGGAAGCAAATCCAGGCGCAACCAGTCTGCCCGTATGCGTTTTGTGCGCCCTGCTTCCCTTCTGAATGTCTGCTTTTGCTGCTTTCACAACAGGTAACGTTGCAGTCATTGCAGCAGATCGCAATACTTTTGAACCAGTGGACTTTCCTAATCTTGACAGTTGCTTGGATAATTCTCTAAGCCCTTCAATTTTAAATGTTTCAGACATCCTCTATAGCCATCAATACAAGCGCCGAATTTCTTTCTTGAAAGTTAATAATTGATTGAATATCAAAAATCCTGTCATTAAATGAAATTCTCATATCAGTGGTCAATCCAGGTAAAAATCGCGTTTTGATTTTGTGCGTCACCTGGGATTGAACCTGTGATGCGGAAAAATATTCCTTGCCATTTATCGGTATTATTTGCGCTCTTGCTGTGTTAAATAACACCCAAGAATCAATCCCCTCACCAATTGCGTTGGTGGCAGTTGACGGTTGCAAAAATGTTATTTTATGGCGTAAAGTTCCGCTTCTCATGCGTTTATAATCCGGTGTGGGGCTAAAATATCCCGCGCATTTTCTGGAATGCTGGTTACAATTGTTCCAATTGTTGTGTCTTCACGGGCAACATCACATGCTCCAATCCACAACAACATTGCAAATTTTATATCAGGCAAAATATCTGATTCGCCTGCAATATATGTTATTGTCACGGCGTTCATCTGATCGCGTGTCGCGGGCCAGGAATTTCCGTAACTCGGCATTAAGCGCCCGTTAACATCAAATTGATAATCAGAAAATGATTGTGTTATACCGTCAGTATCAACATACTGAATGGACGTTATTGATTGAACTGGTGGCATTGGTAAAACAATATCATCAAAACAATCCAGTCTGTACTGCCAGGTTGAAGTAATAAGTGTTTTTCCCAGATGTGTTTCCGTTTTGTGACGCATCGCTGTAATAAATAAATTAACTTCATCATCGTCATCACTTTCAGTAATCCGCAAATATCCCTTTGCCTCATTGCGACCAATAGCCTCATAATCAGCGTCTATTATTCTTAAAGGGTTCATTTGTTAACCTTTTTAATTGGTTTTTTGCGTGTCGCTTTGACGATCTCGCCAGCCTCCATGCGATCAACAACATAATCAGCAAAACCATCATGACACTCTATGATCTGGCCCCGGTTCAAATAACCGAAATGTGTTGTGGGGAAATCCTTTAAAATTTTAATTTTTTTCATAAGTCACCCATAAAAAAACCCGATCAGAAACATCCTGATCGGGTTAACATTGTTGCAATGGTTATGCTGGCGTTAAATCACCCGCAAGAATCGCAGCCGGGCGTTCAATGGCAAGTGCCAGTCGGCGCTCAGCCCGGATTGTTACCAGGTTCTTTGTAAAGTTGTCATCATCTGAATCAGATAATTCAACAATAACACCCTCGCGGTTGTGGATTGTGCCAGCCTGTGCAAATGCGCCAACTGCAATGTTATCCGCAGTCATACCAATGGCTTGAACAATTGGTAAACCGAACAACGTTTGTTGACCTGCCGCATTGACATTCATCCGTACTGCGTTTGAAGTTGATGTAAATAAATCAATTTCAAGTTGAGCAGCATCAGCCGGATTCATCACTATGGCATCAGCAGGATAACCAGCAGCCCACAAATCCGCGATCATCTTGCGGATCAGAACGGCCTTGGTTAATGTTGATCCAAGAGCCGCCGCTGCATAACCGTGTGCTGTAAAGTTGCCAGTATCCAAAATGCCGGATATATTTGGCGCAGTTCCGTTGCCCGCCCCAAGCTGGGTTTCAACTCGGTTATTAACACCGTACACCATACGACTGTTAACGTATGCCGCAAGCGCTGGAGCGTCACCGGCTAATTGTCTGGATATTTTGATCCAATGTGCAACGGTGGAAATCGGCATATTAACGAGCGACCATGTAATTGCTGACTCAGCTTTTTCCGCTGATTCTGCCGCTTCTGCTGCTGAATTTGTAAAAGAAGCCTCTTTTGTAAATTCAATTGCGTTGCTTGACGTTGGAAGTGAAGGAAAAATAGACTCCAGCGTAAGTGGTTGAAATGCGCCACCCACAATTCCAGGTTTCCTATCAGGTGCAACTGTTGAATCGCCGCCGGTTAATGTGTTGTTTTGAACCTCAAAACGCGCCTTCTGTGCGCTACCGTCCACGAAATTATTGTAAGCACTTGAATCCGTGAACTGTTTACCCATTGAGGCAACCGGTTCATGATCAGAATGATTGACACCTGATCTTTCAATTGCCAGTAGGCGCTCAGCAACTTCTCGCTGTTGGTTACCCAGGTTTTCCAGTGCTTTTTCTGAATCTGCACTTGCCTGCCCTACATTTTTAATTTCTTCCTCTGCCTTTTTTTGGAAGGCCGTCATTGAGTTTTCAATCCCCTCGACCTGGGAGATCAGTCTTTCTATTGTCATGTTAATTCCCTTAAAATTTAGGTATAAAAAAACCGCGAAATCGCGGCTTGTAGAATGCGTTAACTTTTAATTTATACTTGTCAGCAATGACATCATCGCCATTTCAGCCCTCGCAAAATCTTGACCATTATCATCTACAACATCACGCTGCAAATTCTTTTTGATCTGGCTGGTTAACGCTTTCGCCAGCCGCCTGGAAAAACCACCTACATCACATAGGTATTTCTCACAATCTTTTAAATTTTCAATATTTTCAATGCCCTCACTTGTATTGACTGGCATTGTTTTGAAATATTTATCAAAAATATTTATTTTTGCAGCAACATCAACCGCGTCTGTTACGGTGTCAATAAAACCATAACTCATCGCATCGCTTGCGTTCATCCAAGTTTCATCAGCCATCATGCTTGTAATGTCGTCACGACTTAAACCTGTTTTCTTTTCGTAAATGTTAACAATTGAATTTTGCAGCTTGTCCACAATATCAGCCATTTCTCGCATATCCTCGGCATCACCAAAAACGCCGCCGTGCGCGTTGTGGATCATTAAAAACGAATCTTCAGGCATACTTATTGAGTCACTAGCCATCAATATGAATGATGCAGCACTAGCCGCAATGCCCTCAACGTGTCCATATATTTTTGCAGGATGAGCGCTTAATGCGTTGTACATAGCTAGTCCATCGAGAACATTGCCGCCTGGTGAATGAATTGAAAGATTGATAACCTTTGCATCAGGAAACCCCCGTAATTCAGCAATAAAATCTGCCGCATTAACACCAAATAAACCAATCTCATCATGAATGGAGATGTTTACTATATTTTCGTTTTTGTTACTTACTGAGTACCAGTTCTTCATTATGTCACCTATTGTTGTATTGGTTCAGGCGGAACATTGCCACCTGTAACTTGTTCCCCTAGTTTATCAAGTGGCAAAAGATTTGATTGCGCGGTTAACACATCGCCGCCTTTAATCGGCGGAAGATTATCCTTGGCCCTGCATTCGTTTCTGGTTCTGATCCCGTTTTGTACCGCCTTAGCAAATATTTCCACGCGATCCATTGCACTTGCCCGCAATAGTGCGTCAAGATTAAACTCAACGGTGATGCCCTCTGACCGTTCCTGTTCAGTTAATACGCTTTTATGAATAGCCTGTTCGATAAGTTCCAGTTTTGGCGCAAGTCTCAGTTTATAAAATGCCTGAATAATTTCATTAACACTTGATCCGAGGGTAGTTGTTTCTGCATTATCATTAATTAACACAGAAGGAACACCAAACCACCGCGCCAAATCCTGAACCGCAAATTGCCTGGACTCAAGAAGTTGGATGTCAGCGGGTGACATTCCGAGAGGATCAAATTTAAACTGTGCCTCTAATATATAAAGTTCTTTGCTTGCCCCTGTGGTTATGTCTCCAAAATTTTGCTTTAGTGCCTTTCGTTGTTCCTGTGTCAAAACACTGTTTGACATTAATATCCCAGGCCTTCGTGCATTTTTGCGGAATGTTTTATTTGTATGATCTTGTGCTGAAATTGCCAGTCCAACACTTGCCCGCATATAATCAAGTGGGGACATGCCTACAACACCATTACCCATGCTTTGGATGTGTAATACATCGTTTTCCGTATAAACCAGCGATGTGGTATCCCTTTTATATTCATAAATTAGACTACCATCCTCCGCCTGAATAACATTGATCTGATCGGCTGATAAAGGCCACAATTCCGCGACCCCGCCCGCCTTACTTCTGATGATACGCGCATAAGCGTTGCCCCTTAACGTCAGGTTTAAAATCATTGTTGACCAGAATTGAATGGATGTTTGTCGTTTGTTCGGCGAGTCGTGTAAAACATTGTAAAGTAAATAATCCTTATACACCTCTCGACCGCCTTTGGTTTTTTTATAAACCACCAAGGGCAAGCTGGAGATAGTTTCCACTAACAATGTTACACAGGCCCAAACAGTTGAAACTTGCAATGCACCATCGACACCTATTGTCGGCGCGTCCTCATGCGCTACAGATGAGGGTTGAGTTTGTTGTGTACCTGTGCGCTGTGTGTTCGCGTTGCCGCCAAACCACCCGCCAATTGTGTTAAATATATTCATGAGCTAATTGGATCATTTATAAAGTCGTTAATATTCATGGTTTCCTCGTATACCATTGCGCGGCCTATTGCCATTATTAATGCAACAACACCATCAATTTTTTGTTCGGGTTTTTGCTTGCGTGGGTATATATTATCCTTCGCGTCAATCTTTGCGACAACGTTTGACATCATCCAGGTTAGTATCGGGTTGCCATCAAAGTGAAAACGCCCTGAACTGACCGCCGCCTCTAGCTCGTACATAGCCGGAGACGTATTTGCCACCGTATTCCTAAACTCAACTATGTTTGCGCCTTCGGTTTGCAGTCCTTGCGCCAGTTGTGTTGCGCGCCAGGGATCATATGTCACTTCTTTAGCATTAAATTCGTTCAATACTTCGGTTATATCCCGTTGTATTTCATTGAAATCAATCTCATTGCCATCCGTTGCCGTCAACCAACCCTCATTTACCCACCGTTGATAGTGGTGGTTCTTAGTATCAAAGGCGGTTTCTTCTGGAATATAGAATCTTGAAAAGGCTGTATAGTGTGTTTTGCCCTCTATTTCCTCAATAAACACCTTTAAAATGGCGGTGATGTCTATGCGTGACGCTAAATCAACGGGGATGATGCAATCCATTCCCTTGTAATTGTTTAATTTTAAGTTTGTATCTGCACACTTGTTAAAGGTTTCCATATTCATCCACGCCGTATGCGCGCCAACCCATTGATTTAAATGTTTTCTTTTAAAAGCGTTTTGCCTGGACGCATTTCTAATGGCTTCGTTTTGTTGTGCAATTAGAAATTCACCCGAAACGCTGACATCAAAGTTAGGGTTTGCTTTCTTTAATATGTCAATGCTTGTCCAATCGTCATTTTCATCAATGCCGTAAATCATGGCAAAAATACGGTTGTCATCAAAAACACCTTCAAGCATTTTTTTACATTCAGACTCCATATCATAACAAGGACTTGAAACGTTCGATCCGGCTGTGGTTATCATTAAAAGTAAGGGTTGTTCCCTTGCCCCCATCCCTGTTTCCATTGTCTCCACAAAATCATCCGTGTCATGTTCGTGGTATTCGTCAACAATGGCACATGAAGGACTTGCCCCGTCCCCTGGCTTGCCTATTAATGGTTCAAACTTTGAAGCGTTTGCCGCTATATTCATGTTTTTGGCGTTGACTTCTATGCCAAAATGTTCAGTGTATGCCTCGGTTTTCTTCGCCATTAGTCGGGCTGGCGCAAATACTTCCCATGCTTGCTTTTCAGTGGTTGCACCGCTGTAAACTTCAGCACCGTACTCGCCATCTTTTGAAAACATATAGTGTCCAATGGCGGCGGCAAGCAATGACTTGCCATTTTTTCTAGGTATTTTTAAATAAGCCTTTCTAAATCTTCTGAAGTTGTTCTCGTCAACCCATCCAAACAGGTTGCAAACAATAAATAATTGCCACCCTCCCAGGTTTAGCAGCTGCCTTCTTGCCGCCCATTTGCCTTTTGTGTGGGGCAACTGTTCAATAAATTTACAGGCTTTTTCAGCCTTATGTACATCGTAAATATAACCGTCTAAATCACTTAGATCGCTTATAAAGCGTTGACAGGCTTGCTGTTCTGTTTTGCTTGCTGGCTTGTGGTTCTTAACTGCATCATAAGCGTAGGTTAATGCTTTCTGACTATAAGGGTAGTTATCAAAATAACTCAACATTAGTCATCAAAAGGGTTTTTGTCTTTCTTTGGTTTAACAGAAATTTTAGCCCTATCGCCTGGTAACATTCCGAATTGTCCTAAATACTTTGAAAGCAAGTTTTGTTCCCCTGCTGTCATCACATACACCTCGCCATCTACAGTGTACGCCCCATTGTGTTTAGCCAATAACTTTGCCGCTATCTCCACCGCAATACGATCCGCTTTACCTAATACGCCATCAATACAACTATCAACAATATCGTTAAACATTTTTACTTCAATTGGCGAAAGGTGTTCAGAAGGTTCGCCAATGGGATCGGTGTTCACTGGTTCGCTCTGTCTTTCGCGCATTCTGTCGGGATGTTTCTTGTCTGTGCCGTTTAGAATGTGTACATTTAGTGGTTTAAATGGTCTAGCCATCGTTTTTAGTTCCAAAGTTACGGGGATGTAAAAATTAAACTAGGGCGGCGGTGTTCTAACTTGATGCTTGTAGACTTTTTACCCGCCCCACCCCTCACGTTTCGATATTTTTTTTTCTTTGCGTCCTATGCAATGCGCTCTTGCGGTTGTGGTGGTGATGACATAGGGACTGTAAATTATTGCTATCCAGTGCCGATCCACCGTCACGCAGTTCGTGCATATGATCAACAACATCAGCATCAACAGCGCGACCATTTTCTTTACACCTAACGCACAACGGTTGCTGCCTGATGTGCCATAGCCTCAACCGTTTCCACGTTTTTGAATTATAAAATTTGGCGTTAACCCGCCGCTTTTT